TGCCCGACAATGACTGGCATGCATATTTTGGCAAGGCCAATGGGTATGGTCGTCGCCCGTTTTGGATCACATTCCGCCGGGAATCAGATCTTACTTTAGTACTACTTTCTGCCCAATTGACCAATAAATCCTAACGTGCTATAATACACACTTGTTCACTACAGGAGTCCGTATGCAAAAGGCAGCAAATTTTGTTGCAAAGTACTCTACTGCCAACAAGTCCAAGGCTGTACTGCCCTATGACAAAATAAAAGCCACAGAAAAATGGCTGGAGTACAGCCTGGACATTGTTGACATGAATAAAATTTTGATGAAGTCAGATTTCAACACCAAATGGCAATTGATGGAGGCATTGGACATTGCAGAACGCAAACGCAAATACATGTACAACCACAAAAACTTTGAACTCAAACGTGCCATGCGTTTGTTTGACCTCTGCCGAAATTTAACTACAAATAAGTAAGGACACACATGAGCACCACATTCAAAATTAAACTGCTAAACCCCCGCAGTTCCGACACCAACATCTTGGGCATGGAGCCAACTTGGCAAGTCCAGCCCACAGAGTATCGCACCAGCCGATTGAGCAAAGCATTCTCCTGGTACAACTATTTCTACGGAAAAAAAGATGCCCGGGATATGATTGTGAACTACCTGGAAGCACATGACCGCAAGGCAGATGTGCGTCTGCTCAAAGGAATCCCAGACTCAGCAATTCGACTGACCACAGGTTGGCTGTGCCGCATGAGCATGGTGGGCTTGGAATTGCATGACGCAGAACAACTCAAATTGCAAAACCAATTGAGAGAAATACTAGACAGCAAGCAAAACGAAGTGACAGAAGTCACAGAAGAGCCTGCTGTGGCCAAACCCAACATTCAGGACCGCCTGCGTGAAAAAGCGTCAGAGTGCAACGGTGAACTGGATGGCATGTTTGACGAGTTCATGTTGAGCGGCGCCAAAATGACCGCAGACTTCAAGCCTGTCACAATCATGCGTGGACTGAATGTAGCACCGCAAATGATCAGCCAAATTGCCGACAACTGGAAACGCAAACTCACAGAGTTTGAAACAGTGGCGGAAGGTAAGGATGCACAACTGGTAGAAGCCTACAGTTACCTCTCCAAAATACAACTGCGCAATGTGATCAAGTTTTGCGAGGCAGTAGTAAATGACTGCGGTGCTTATGTACAGATCAAGAAAGTGGAACGCAAGCCACGCAAGATCCGGGCAGTGCCACCAGAGAAACGTGCGGCCAAGTTCAAGATTCTAGCAGAGTTTGCAGAGCTCAAACTCAAAAGCCAGCCAGCCGCAAGCCTTGTGGACAAATCTGAAGCTTGGTTGTATGACAGCAAAAAACGCAAGCTCATCCACCTTGTGGCAGACAGTCATACACAGGCATTCACTGTAAAGAACAACTCCGTCATTGGGTTTTCAACTGTGGAAACAGTACAAAAGACTCTGCGCAAGCCAGCAGAACAGCTCAAGGGCATTGTGGGGGCAGGTAAGCCGGCAGCTCGCAAAGCATTCAAGGATATCAAAGCCACAGAAACTGCATGGAATGCCCGTGGCACAGAGAATTTGATCATCCTTAAAAGCTGGTAAATATCGGCATGCAATTTATTCCAGACGAGGATCCAAGTGATCCTCGTGTCTTTGTGCCCAATGTTGAATTTTACATAACCAATGTTTGTAATTTGGCCTGTCCAGATTGCAATCGATTCAACAATCATAATTTTCGTGGCTGGCAAGATTGGCACGACTATGCAGAACAATATCAACAATGGGCCAAGTATATCAAACTGCAACGGATAACTATCCTTGGTGGAGAACCATTGTTGAATCCCTCTATATGTGATTGGATCGATGGAATCAATCAATTGTGGGGTAAAACAGTCCAAATACTCACAAACGGAACCCGTTTAAATCATGTGCCAAATTTGTATGACCGCATGATTAAATTTCACGATCCGGCTTTGCCTTGGAAAAAAAACTGGATTGGAGTTAGCATACACAATGAAAACGATAGACAACGATGCTTTGATGAAATACGCAAGTTTCTTAAAGGCACAATCACCTATCATGCAAAAACTGATCTCAACAATGAAGATAATGCAGTGACTTATGGTGCAAATCATGCATTTATAGACAGCAATGGCATGAGAATATGTGTATGGGAATACGATTCTTTTTACAAGGCCTCAATACAACAAAATACTCAAGGTAAATTTATTTTATGGGACAATGATCCAGTTGAATCGCACAACCAGTGCGGGTTTGTGCTAAACAAATGCTATCATTTTATAAAAGCCAAATTATACAAATGCGGTCCAGTGGCGTTATTTCCTGAGTTTGATCAACAGCACCACTTAAATATAACTGATCAGGACCGTGAACTGATCAATGGGTATCAGCCACTGAGTGTTGATCAGTTTGATCAAAGAGGTAAAGTATTTTTAGATCATATAGATGATGTAATCCCTCAGTGTAAATTTTGTCCAAATGGCAGTCAGTTTGCGGGCAAAAAAATATTTGCAGTAAGCAAAAAAATTAATTCAGTTAGTGGGTTTGATTGATATGAAAACAGTATTATTGACTTTTGGAGACAGTTGGCCACAAGGGGTGGAGCTTGGCGATGGAAAACGCTATGGTGAAATTCTACAAGAACAAATGAAGTTTGATGAATTTTATAACTATGGTCTTGGCGGCACTAGCAATGAACACATGCTACGACAATTGCAAAAATACGTTGATGAGCATCACACGCCCGACCACAAAACAACTGCAATTTTTTTCTTGACAAATCCACACCGCACTGCGTACTGGCCCCATGATTCAGATTTCAATGTAAACGGTCACCAACGTCAACACTGGAACGACGAAGCCAAACAAGTGTTTATGAAAACATGGTTGCATTTTCACACAGATGAAATTACTGTGATGAGATCAAGTTTGAGTGTTTGTGCATTGCAAAGCTGGTGCAAACGTTGCGGTATAGACGATTATTATTTTTCTGGTTGGGTAAAATACCCCACTTGGTTGCCGTGTGTGGACACTGATAAAATTTGGGCGCAAGGAACAGAAACTGTAGCTGATTGGTTTGGTGCTCCAGATCACAACGGTGAAAATTTATATAACGTAGAAAACAATCCCTATATTCGACCCAACTTTTGCCACCCAAATCAGCTAGGACATCAACTTATAGCTGATCGGTTGCAGGGTTGGATACAGTCTACGCAATAAATACAGGGACACGGAGTCCCTATGGCAGAACAGCAAGACACACTTTCTCAGCTCAAACAAAATCTCATTGAGTATGCACAGCTTCAGCTGGGCAGTCAAATCATTGATTTGGAACTAGACCCATCCCACTACGAAGCTGCATATACCAAAACAATTGGCACTTACCGCCAACGAGCCAACAATGCTTACGAGGAAAGTTACAGTTTTTTCACCCTGGTCAAGGATGAAAACATCTACACCCTGCCACAAGAAGTGGTAAGTGTGCGCCAGTGTTTTCGTAGAACATTTGGCGATTCCACAGGACCTTATGCCTCAAACTTTGACCCGTTTGCACAGGCTTCGTTGAATGTTTACTTGATGAACTTCAACGTGGCTGGTGGTCTTGCCACATACGATTTCTACAGCCAGTATGTTGAGTTGGCAGGCCGAATGTTTGGCGCCTATTTCAATTACACATTCAACCCTGTTACTAAGAAGCTACAGTTGATCCGTGATCCTAAAAACACAGGTGAAGCTGTGTTGATTTGGACTTACAATTTGAAGCCTGAAATCAATCTATTAAGCGACTACCAAATTTCACAGTGGATCCGTGACTACATGGTAGCCAGCTGTAAGATGATCATTGGTGAAGCCCGTGAAAAGTTTGGTACTATTGCTGGCCCACAGGGCGGTGGCACCCTAAATGGCACTGCCATGAAAGCTGAAGCCAAAACAGCGCAGGACGAGCTGATCGGCCAACTGGTCAATTATGTGGATGCCAGTCAGCCACTGACCTGGGTAATTGGTTAATACAGCATAGACACACAGTCATAAATCTGTTATAATCATCACATGGACTTGATGATTGATCTTGAAGGCTTGGGAACAGGCCCTGACACTACTATTCTTACCATTGCCGCCCAGGCATTTGATCCGTTTGGCTCTGGCCACTACGAGCAATCATTTTACGCCAGAGTCACACTGGAAAGCCAAGAAACTCGTAGCATACAACAAGGCACTATAGAGTGGTGGGCCACACAACCTGCTGTGGTGCGTGACGAAGCGTTTGCTGAAGAAGACCGCATACCATTAGATCAAGCACTAGATGGCTTGGCCAAGTTAATATGGCATGCCAAACGAATCTGGGCCCAGGGCCCAACTTACGACATGAACATCCTGGAACATGCTTACAAGAGCTACAACAAACCCTTGCCCTGGCAATACTACATGGTGCGGGACAGCCGCACGGTGTTTAGTTTATGGCCCGATCAGCCCATGCCTCCTACCACTCACCATGCCTTAGAAGACTGCCGCAGACAAATTGGCATGCTACAAAATACACTTAAATACCTCAACGTTCGGGAGTTAAAATGATCATTGGCATCTGTGGATTCATTGGGTCTGGCAAGGACACTATTGCTGACTACCTTGTAAATTTGCACCACTTTCGCAGAGAAAGTTTTGCAAGTACCTTAAAAGACGCTGTGGCACAAGTGTTTGGATGGGATAGAACCATGCTGGAAGGGCGCACAAAACAAGCCCGTGAATGGCGCGAGCGTGTGGATCCATGGTGGGCAGAGCGCCTGGGCATGCCCACACTAACACCACGTTGGATCTTGCAGTACTGGGGCACAGAAGTATGCAGAGCAGGATTTCATGATGACATCTGGATTGCCAGCTTGGAAAACAAACTGCGTCACAGCCAGGATGATGTGGTGATTTCAGACTGCCGTTTCCCCAATGAAATTCTGGCCATTAAAAACACTGGCGGGCGTGTGATTCGTGTGGTACGCGGACCCGAGCCTGCTTGGTATAATGCGGCTGTGAGTGTTAACCGTGGCCCAACTGGCAACTCAACCTGGGCACTAAGTCAACGTAAATTGGAAAAACAAGGCATTCACGCATCAGAAACTGCCTGGGTAGGAACTGAGTTTGACGCTGTGTTAGATAACAATGGCACCCTAGACGACTTGTATCAGCAAGTTAAAAATCTGGTTCAAGATCGCCCTGTCGCCACGGAAGATCGCTCTTAGACAGCTCTACTTCACAGTTTCTACAAACTGATTTGAGATTTTTGAGTCCAGTATTGTTCAAGTCTCCATCTGTGTGATACACAAAGATCTGTCCAGCATACTTGGCTTTAAATCCACAACGATCACAGCTCATTTTTTTCTTATAGCCTGCTGATTTCCAGCGTGGTTCTCGGGGCTTGAGTCCCCGTCCTTTTCTAGCACAGTTCTCACACCTTGATCGATAGTGTGTGACATCTTCGCGAATGTAGTTCACAGCACAAGGGCGCTGGTGGCAGGCTTGACAAATGGGTCTCATACGGTATTTAGCGGCATGGACCTTTGCCAAAGGCATTCAAAACGGCTGTTTTTTTCAAGGTCTCTATAAATATTAGAACTTGAAAAGGATTCAACCATGGCTCTCACATCACCCGGCGTACAAGTAACAGTAATTGACGAAAGTCAGTATATTCCATCAGCAGTCAACACAGTACCATACTTTGTAATTGCAACAGCACAGAACAAAGTATCTGGTGCTGGAGTTGGAGTAGCAGCTGGTACCACAGCAGCTAACGCTAACAAAACATATTTAATCACCAGTCAGCGTGATCTTAGTGCCACATTTGGGGTGCCATTCTTCTATAACACAACCACTGGCACTCCAATCAATGGTTACGAACTCAACGAATACGGCTTGTTGGCTGCTTACAGCTCATTGGGCATTTCAAATCGTGCTTATGTTCAGCGTGTGGACATTGATTTGACTGAACTTACAGCCAGCTTGACCCGCCCAACAGGATCACCAGCTGATGGTGCATATTGGCTAGATACTTCTACTTCTGTTTGGGGCATCCAAGAATGGAACCAAACCACATCAACATTTACAGTGAAAACACCACTGTTGATTACTGACAGTGCCGATGTAGTAGAAAGCACCAGTGGTGTAACTGGACAAACAGTTTACACTCCTCTTAACACAGTAGGCAGCATTGGTGATTACGCTATTGTATCACTTGGTGGTACCGAAGCTATTTGGAACGTGGGCTGGTATAAGAATTCTGATAACGTTTGGGTTTCAGTTGGCGGTGCAGCATGGCAAGCATCTTGGCCTACAATCCAAGGTTCTGTGACCAATCCCACACTCACAGCAGGACAAAGTATTTTTATTAATGACACTTCTGTAGCTGTGCCTGCTATTCCATCCAACACCTTGGCTGGATTTGTTGCCGCAGTTAATGCAGCAGCCATAACAGGTGTGACTGCTGCGGCTGTTGATGGAACATTTGTGATATACGCAGATGATACTGCAACCAACGATGGCAGTACTGCTACTGGC